GAGTTAAAATATGTTAGTATTATGTTATTTATTTTTTCTTCGATATCGGATGTACGTATATAATTATTTACCTTTTCCTTTATATTTTCAAGTTCATACAACCAATTAATTGGCGCCAGTGATAATGCAGTTGCGTCGTATTGTATTGTTATATCTTCGAACTCAGGGATCAACTCTAATAATTCATTCGGTATTATTGGGATTGTTCCCAATATTAAGGCAATTATTACATCTATTGAACTGCTGAGGTTACTATGGTCCATTACGAATAAGTACTTAGACCGTAATAACATTCGCTGAAAGAGTGACTCGTTCATATTGTATTGCATGGAACTTACTATGTCGTACTCTGTTAACTGTGAACGCATAATATCAATATCATACACTCGATTAATATTTTCACTATCAACAAGTATGCAGTCAACTTTCTCAACATCCTCAGTATGCAACTGTAAGAATGAATTAAATACAATGTCAAATGGATACGTACAAGTTATTATCTTTGGCTTATACAATGGTATCTGCGTTGTGCCATACTGCAATAATTCATCATGTAATTTGTCTGAGTATACTAAATTATAATCGTACATGGCCATTAATACTTGCATATACTGTCTGGCAAGTGTATGTTTCTGTTTACCTTCTCCAGCTTTCACTTTATAATCGTTAGTCCAGAACCCAATTATATTATATGTTATTCCTAGTGAGTCTAGATACTCCTTGAGATATATAATTAATGGAGATTTCGCTTCTGTGACTATAAATACTATATTGTTTTTTATCCGTTGTGGTAAGATACGTTGTAGTTCGTATAATATGAACGATTCATTATTGATGTAATTATGTATTGGATTCTGTATATCCATATCAGATGATATATAATGCACATCTTCCACTTTATTGCTTATACTCGGTAGTGCTTTACTTACATACTCCCATGGTTTTAATCTATGTCTGTATGTAACATTATCCAATACATATACATCCATATAGTTTATTCGATCGATTTAACAAATTTAGTACTTACTACATTTTTAACTTTAAAATCACTCATACCACCGTCTTTGGAAAGTATATCAGTTATTTTTGCTTCTGCTTCTGTTACACCCGAATCCAATACTAGGTAGTCATAGTTTTTAGTTTTAACTTGTCCTTTGTCGTTTTCGACACTAAATTCAACTGTAACTTTAAAAAACGTTTTTCCATCTTGTCTCATTCTAAGAAATTTAATTTGTTTGGTATATTAATTATTTTTATTTTATTTCGGTGCAGTTTAACAATCCCCGCTGGATCTAACTCCTCATCCAACCGTAATAAATGCACGTGGTTTCGATTAACGTCTCTGCGTAGGTAAATGTACACACTACCAGTATCGTCCTCTACGAACGTACCTGCCTTTAATTGTTTATTCTGCGCCAATATATTCAATTATACTTGGACTCTGACGAAATAGTCCAGTACTAATGTCTTCTATTCCGTACCCAACAATCTTTTGGGTTGAGTTAATGTCCGCCAACGCATGCAAATTATGCAATTTAGAGTTTTGAATAATTGTATTAGATCTTACTAAGATCGCTATAGGTATTATTCCAGCAAATAGATATTTACTTTCACAGTATGCAACTATGTCACTTAACGTTTTACCTGTATTAACAATATCAGTAACTACTATAATACGGTCGAACTGAATAGTTTCATCCACCGTATTTAACATTGTGCATATAGTTTTACCATCCACTAAATCAACCTTCATGAATTCGGTATGGATAGTAAATGCTATATATTTAGTTAAATCACTAAAAAATCTATACCCACCTGGTAATACACATAGAAACAATGTGTTCTTTGGGTGATGTACATGCAGTTCATTTAAATGACGTGCCAGTAATTGACATCTGTTATCAAGTTCCTTTGATGACAATAATTCTGATTCAGTTGAATAGTTTAGTATTTCCATTTTTATATATTTAACATCACAATAACGTATCTTGTTGTACTACCCGTTTGCTCATTTTGGAATTGAAGTACTAACAAACCCTCAGAACTTAATTTCAGCATACCGATACTTCCTTTATTCACACTCAGTATTTCTTTAACTACCAATAGATTGAAATTTAAATAATTTATATTACTGGCATTCGCTGAATCTTCTATAGGTATTTCTATAGTAATCGTGTCAGTGTCATATTCTGCATGGTTAAATATAACCTGTAATGACTGAGTGTTTCCATTATAATTAAATGATACTTTCTTTGTATCGTTTAACGCATTTGCAGATTTTAAAAACTTAGTAATAAATGAATCATCGATTCTTGTCACAATTTCAAACTCAGGTAAATTATTTAGTTTAGGAACTTCATCCAGTATGTCGAGGTCAGCTAATAATAATGAACTGTCATAAGATGAATCAGACAACTTCATTGCAGTTACCTTGCCCATTTTTTGAATGAGTGATAGTGAAATATCGCTATTCATTATCGATAGTACTTTTTTAAGGATACTTGTGTTAAATACTCCGAATTCAAGTTTACCTGTACCTAACTCGTCTATGTTTTCAATTTCAATACCATCCTGCGCAACAAATCCCAATGTATCCTTTGTGTCCTCCGGTTGGAAACTAGTTATTAATTTTCCGTCTGAGTACGCTATTCTTGCATGCTCACATAGACCGTTTAAGTTGTAATTATCTATGAATGTTGTTAATGTGCTCTTTTTCATTTATTTTTTTTCTATTATTAATATAAGTATTTTTTTTGAATTATCCTAATTTTTTAGTAACTAAATAAAAAATTTATTTCTTAATGCATTCATTTCAATTGGTCCCCAATTTAAAGATGTCCAGAAATTTTGCAATTTGTCCTTTAGCCCCTTCTCAAACATCTGTGTTTTATCTATGTATGTATGCACGAATTGATACACAGTCTCATCGTCATCGAATCCACGTAATGCAATCGTGTCAAAGTTATATGGGTTATCACGCAAATAACACCACATAATCTTATCCCCGCTCATTATTGGCGTACATGTACTGTTATTAATCTTTAATAATTTATTATAATTAATGGCAGATCGAACATGTATCGGTATTGAACCTGGTGAGTCTTCGTATTTATCTATATTATTGACTCCTGTAGGTGTCATTATATCAAACATACTGCACTCGTTTATTTTATTATAGAACTCACGTATCGATTTAGTTAGATCTTGTTTATCCACATCATTTAATATTGATACTAAAATACTACTCATGAACTCTCTAAATATTTTCGGGAAATTAGACCTTACTACTTCCAGTCCTTTCACTTCTAGTTTATTTATGGGATTACCCTTTTCATTTACCAACCACAATGCATAACGTTTTTTTACACCCTTAAATGAACGTGTACTTTTATTACCAGCAGTAACTTTGTCCTTTGTTGTGTTACCCGACCAAAATCCTCTTCTAGCAATCCATTCTTGTTTTATATTCCACCTGTGTACTGGTACATTATGACAACGATCTGAATATACATCGTATGACTTATTTACAAATTCTTGTATATCATTAATTATAGGTATACTTAATTGTATTATTTCCTCATTTGTTAACTTACTGCTGTATTCGGGCATTACTTCCAGTAACGGTAATAGTGGTAACATCATTGAATCCGTGTCGCAGTATATAACATGATCCACATATTCACTATTTTTAGTTTTTGTTTTATAATATAAATTTGCAATATCCATTGACCACTTAATAACGCTCTGACCAGTTATAGTAACTGCTTCCCCATTATCCATATCATAGAACCTAAAAGATTCAAGTAGTAGCACACCATATACAGTATTAAGTAATATCTTTTGTATATGCTGTTTTCTGTCGTAGTATTGTGCTAATTCATTATTCTTTTCCTTTATGCAACTACTCCTAAGATTTGTAAATTCCACCCGTTCAGCGAACCACATTTCTAATATACTAGGTACCACTCCCTTTTTATCTAAGTTATATAACATACCATTCGACGATATCGATGTACCTTTTTCCTTAACATACTTAATTAATCCATCAGTGCCTTTAAGTTCTATTTCTTTTTTGTCCTCGAATGAGTATAAGTAGAATATTTTGTCTGGCTTATTTTTTGTAATTTCGTCGACTTCATAATTTAATATTGTGGCATGTTTCACTTCGGGTGATATGTTCAATGTAATTATGTTCATTGGATATAGGCTCGTTAAGTCTAAGTCGTATATCCACTTATATAAATCGGGTTTAGGTATTTTTACATATGCACCCTCTGCAGATTCACTTTTCTTACTATTGTTTGTGGTTGCTATTAAATTATTTCTTTTTGTGAATGTTATCACTGCACCATCTATGACTAGACTTGGCCGAAATATATTTTCATAGTCTACATGCCCTTTATGAGCCAAACCTATTCCAATTGCAATAAAATCAAGTTTTTGATCCATTGCGTATACTAACTCGACATCTGTAATATTATACAATATGAACTTGTCAATATCTGTTTTATATAGATAATTTAAATCGCCTTCATATTCTACTTTACCTCTACCGAGTACATCAGTTGCAATTGTATTCAGTCTATAATTAGGCTTCTCTGTAAATGTATATTCTTTATATAACTCTAAGTAGTCAAGTACTGCACACCCCGCTATAGTAATGTATGTACGAGTATCTCTATAACTAGCACGTACTATTCCCGCGTCTGGACTTAGCTTTTTTAGTTGTGTATTTCCTAGTATTAATCTAATTCTGTGATATAGATATGGTACGTCGAATGACGATACATTCCAACCAGTTAACACGTTCGGTTTGAATTTACAATGTAAATCGAGATAATATAATAATAAATCTGACTCGCTACTAAATGTGGATAATTTTACTGTAGTAGGTATCCCTCCCATTACTATAGTCTTATCCTCATCAGTTCTAGTATTTGCATAATTATCCGTATCATTCGTATTAAGAACCATACAATAGTATGTGTCATCCCCTGTATACCTAACAGTGATCGCATTTACAACATCCGCTGCGTCTGTAGTACTACTGTGCCCAGTTTCTCCTTTAATTGTTTCTATATCAATAAATTCAACACAATACTTTGCTGGTAAGTCGTCCGAGTTAATGTACCTGTCAACTATGAATCTTGTCGTGTCTAGTACATCATGTTCGAATATCTTACCTAACTTAACACTACTATCTGACCAATCATGTACCTTTGTGCATCTTCGACCATCGATAGTTATTTCCTCTCCATTAGTAGTTTCGGCAAATGCATATTTTTTAAACTTATGTATAGAATATCGAGGTTCGTCCCCCACTTCGTCAGTCCATAGATGAATCTTTTCATTGAATTTATCATAGTAAATACCGTTATACATATTATATTAATTTATACATTAAAAAAAGAATGATCAATGAAGGATACCTTTGAATTTTTATTTTGCGCACTGTATAGTGGTGCATTTTTTTCAAATGTTGATATTGGATTATTTGATTCAAATATCTGATCAATTGTTTTCAATATCTTTGTCATCTCAGGTCCGAATATATCAGTATAAAAGTACTCATTTGTGTTTATAAAACCATCTACACTTTTAAAGCAATCTAAGAATATTCCTAAATTATGTACTGTGATTAGTCCGTAATCTATAGATGAATACCTGTCCACATCAATCCAGGACTTTTCAAATAAATACTCGTCGTATTCATTTAACATCGGTATCCTGTTAACTAGTCCATCTGCATATATATCAACTGAATCAGTACCTACTAAATCCCTATGTCTAGGAACATTAATTGATGAATATGCCCTAGCTTTCAAATCAAACCCTACAAAATAATTACCGAACTTCGCAGACATACTGGGACTGGACGAGTCTGTCATTAGGGTTGCACTTAGCCCTAGTTCATTAAATTTCTTCTGTACATACGAAAGTACAATCATCTCAGTAATACTAGTAGCACCCAGTAAGTGAAAATACTCATTATTTTTATTTAAATGTTCCTTACCATCCAAAAATACTGCAAATGCAGCTAGTATACCATAAACACCTTTCGCGTTAAACGCCCAGCCATTGAAATCGAACCCCTTCACTACATCATACCATCTTTTAAAAGTTAATGTATTAAACCCATGCATTACATTTAAGAATTTAGTTGCTCCTGTTTGGTTATCTGCGAAGTACTTGTAATTCTTATAACTTTGTTCTAAGCAATGTGCGTATTTATTTTTATATGCACCATATGGAGGTATATCCAAGTTGATTGCGACTGTAGAGTTCCGTTCTAACCAGTTAAATAGAAGTACACGTAATTCATCGGTATACTTTAATAAACCAGTAATTACCTGATATCCACCAGAATCTCCTAATACTAGCATATCCTCTGGGAAGTTAAATTGCTGTATGTAGTCCATGCGTTTATATTCATGCCCAGCGGGAATCAACATTGCCTTAGTTCGATACTTTTCGGGTGTATCTTCTGTCCACCACCTTACTGTTTTTTCGTCATGATACAGTTTTGATTTTAGGCAAGTTGCGATACCGCCAGCGTTAAATGACGGTACATATATTAATTTTTTATTAGCCATTAATTAATTTTTTGTTAGCTTAACCACATGCTTGTTAAATAATAATTTTACTTCAACGGATTGGCAATTAGGAAACTCGGACATCATGTCAGATGCGATATTCTCCATGAACCTACATCGTTTATTCTTAATATTGTTTCTTATTTGTTTTCTTACCTGATACAATTCGGTGAAAGATTTAAATTCGACTGTCACATATATAAAATCTGGTAATTTATTATATGGGCATATTGTTAATAATGGAAACCAAGTGGTTATATATAAAGAAAGATTGTTATCCATAGTATTGATATAATTAGTCCGATTAAATATGATTTATTAAAAAACTCCCATTCATGGAAATTACCGAAATTCAGCTTTATTGGTAGAAATGGTTCGGTTTTCCATTTACCCCCATGTGTAAATACATCTAAAACTATATGGCTTAAATATGCAAGTGCATATATTGGATTAAATATGCATATGAATAATGGAATCCATACTGTATGTGATATTTTATATAAAATAGTTGGATTCTTTAGTCGCTTAAAACTAAATAAAAATACATCAGGTAATATTGCAATAACTCCACATGTAATTGGTTTGTCAATAACTGTACCCGTTGCAAATCCTACAGCAAAGTGTGTGAATATGTCCATTGATTTTTATATATTATAACCAACCTAAACGTTTTGCCCGATTGTAACCTTCTGCACGTAATTTACTTGAAGGTGTGTCTAATGTTCCGTATCCCCATTCGTTGAATTCAGTTGAACCATTATAATCTGTTACAGTATCATTTATAATTACATCTATGCATCCCAAATCTTTAGCTAATTTCCATGTTTCAGCTTTGTTAATATACATCAACGGTGTATGAATTCTAAAGTCACCTGCGCCATAACTTAATGATATTGTAGTTTCTAATGCGCTAATTGACGTTCGTCTGCAATCAGGATAACCTGAATAATCAGTCTGACACACTCCTGTTATAATATCATTTATACCGTTTTCAGCTGCATAAGATGCCGCAATTGATAAAAATATAATATTACGGCCTGCGGTGAAACTAGCTGGTAATGTGCTGTCTATATAACTACTCTCATTATGGTTGGTATGATCTGTTAGAGATGAATGTGCCATTAAACCTTTTACATCTTTAACAATATAATCAACACCAACATTTTTTGCAATTTTGGCAGCTGCGTCTAGTTCGTTAATATGCATTTGACCATAATCGAATCCAATTGCAGTTACTGTCTTGAAGTTTTTCAATGCCCAATATAAACAAGTAGTAGAATCCTGTCCGCCTGATAAAAGGACCAGTGCATTTTTATTTTTATACATTTTATAAAGTTTTATATTTTTTTTAATTTTTATTAATACACGCAATAGCATGCAAATGTTATTTATTATTTTTTTGTGGCATAATCAACCAATTGGTAAAATTCGTTTCTTGCCCTGTCGTCACTAAAGAATTCACCTGATAATTTACATGTCTGCATATCTGAATCATGATTAACTCCTCTATGTGAACAACATGCATGTTTAGCTTTAATTATAACTGCAACTCCTTGATTAGCTTCACATAGTTCATTTACTTTATTATGTATCTGAGTTGTTAGGTTTTCTTGTACCTGTGGAGTTCTTGCATAATAATCAACTATTCTGTTCAATTTACTTAATCCGATTATCTTTCCAGTTTTACTGGGTAAGTATGCAACGTGTGCTATTCCTGATATTATTTGGTGGTGATGACTACACATACTTTTAACTGGAATATTCGACTGTATTACAATTCCATCGTAGTGCTCAATATTATCAAATGATGTGACGTTATTAAAGTCACTGTCGTGTACCGTTTTAAATAATTCAGTTATAAATGCCTTGGATACTCTTCTAGGAGTGTCAATTGAATTTGGATCTGTTTCCCAACCTGGATATATTATATCCATGAACTTAGCATAATGAGATGCCGCTTGTTCAATTTTTTCGTTTATTTCCAAAATTTAATTTATTTATGATTTGTAATACGCTGCAATTGCTTCATGTGACATATTTCTTACCTGATTTTTAGTCAGTGGAGGTTTATTACTAGCTACAACTGGAATGTCTATAATCTGTTCAACTTTTGTAACTATTTCCTTCGCAAGATGCGCCTTCTCAATCGCTACAGTTTTTTCAATTTCTGTCTCTAGTTCAGTTTCCAGTACTGTAGGTACTTCATCATATGTATAGTTATCCACTACCTCTGGTACCTTGGGTTCAGTTTTCACAGATGTATCAATTGTTTTTTTACTTGTTAATTTTGCCATAATGTTATCCTATTTTTTTATTTTGTTTGTTTTTAATATATATCGTACGAAGTCCAGTTAAATTAATTAATATAATTACTGTACATAAAAATGAATGTGAATAATTTCTAATTATTATATCATATACTATCCATAATACATCACCCATAATCCATAGCATTAACGCAGGTTTTAATTTAAGTTTAGTATTTATATAGAATCCGATTAATACTATTGCAGTTGCCGTCCACCCTATCAATTGTGTAATTATATCCATCATTATATAGTAATTGCGTATGAATTTACTACGTTGCCAAATCTATTTTCGACTAATGCAGTAATTTTAATTTGTTTTTGTTGAGTGCGTATAATAGTATGTTTTATATCTTCAATTATTGATTCGGCACAATAAAAAATAAATTCTTCATATGCATCATTGAATTGATTTTCGCCTACATCGTTCATAGTTTCTACTGATATTTGTAACGGTATACACAACCCGATCTCTGCATTATCTATTCTGTAATTGCGTGTATTATATTTAAACACTGATTTTGACACTAACCAATTAATTATAGCTTGGTCAACTGAATCGTTTACATTTTGGTTAATACTATAATTAACTAATGTGTTTCGTATGGTTTCCAAAAAACTATTAACTGAAAATAAATTTTCATACTCTATCCAGTCACGTGATTTTGTATTTAGTGGGTCACTGAAATTAATTCCAATATGTGTGTCTATAATATGTGTTTTACGAATATTCATTTTTTTATTTTTTGTATGTTATCGATTGTGCTTATACGTACCTTGCATTATCAAACGCTATTATTTGGGGACGACCTGTGAAATTATATCCGTTATCTCTACAAAAATCCATTACAGGACCATAATTAAGAATCACTCGTTCCCTTGTATCACCAGGTGGCATTATGTATACCTTATGTTTTGGAACTTCTAATTTATCCAAACATTCTAATATTTCTAACCAAACCTCGGGTGTTGCAATTGGATTAATTACGGGTTTAATATGATAATCTGTGTGATTTGTTATGTTGAACGCCATTGCGTCATAATTCAATCTGAATTTATTATGCTGTTTAATCATTCTTTCATCCACTATTGCACCTTGCGGCGTTATTGCCCCCAGTACTGGAATTGAATTACTGAATTTCGGCGACAATGAAATTAATCCAATTGGATGATCGGTTATTATTTCATGCGACCCTTCTGTTTCTATTGTCATGACAATTTCATTCGTATGACAGAAAGTTGATAATGAGTTGACTAATGCAGGGTGCATTGTAGGCGAACCACCTGTTAACATCATTTCCTTTATATGTGGGTTATCTTCATACATTTTAATTATTTCATTGAATGTAATATGACCTTTTTCTGGGTGAATCGATGAATACCAAGAATCACACCACCCGCCACCTGCAAAGAGGCATCTGTGTGTACAACCCGTTGTCCTGATTACTATTGTAGGCATTCCCGCTCGGGTGCCTTCTGCCTGACACGCTGTGTACAATTCTATCACGGGCAATACTTTGTTGTAATCCTCAATTTTATTCATTGTGTTTATTTTTTATTATATTTGATGTATTAGCCATTATTTTTGCAAAATTAATACTTTTGTTGTATCTAATGATTTGAATTCAGTTTCATAAATTGCATTATAAATATTTTGACGTATTGATTCTAATCTTTGCATGTCGCTATCCTCTATTAAGAATACTTTAAATGAGTCCGTTGTAGTTTCTTTTAATAGATTAGATAATATTTTAATCCTTACTGCGTCTGATTCCAGTAAAAATATTGAATTATTGAATTTATCCCTAATACCCTCCAATTCCACTATAGCATCTAATTCACCTATATCAAAATTACTAATATCATATTCTATATATGCAGCTATTGTGTATGCATATGATATTAGTTTATTATCTACAAAACTGTGTATTAACACATCTTGTTTAAATGTTTTTCTCATCACTATGTTTTTATTAATATACGTAAAATAATTGGAATAACCAAATTATTTCGTATTTATTTTTTAATTATTTGTACCGACAGTGATTGTTTCTATTCGGATGGTCAATATAATCATCTTCAATGCACTTGATTAGTTTTTTCAATTGCGCAGAGTGTACTTTATCACCTACTTTCCTCTCCAATACATAAAGTGCGTGTTTTAAATCCTTCAATGCAATATTTAATTGAGTATTCATGTTATTTTTTTTTATTTTTGATTAACCACATTTACTAGACCCGCAATCAAGACACTTAGAACAACCTTCCTCAAATATAACATTTGTTGAATTGCACTCGATACACGTCGTTGTTGATTTTTCTCCATTAGGTATATATTTTTTCAATATACGCGCTATTGCCTTACTGAACGATGTAATGTCCCCATTAGACTTGTTAAGCTGCTCTACTATATACTTGATATTCGAACCATGTCTTAAAGATGTAGATATTAATCTCGTAATGACTTCGTGCTCATCGTTCATTACGTTGGTTATATTTTCCACTAACATCTCATCGCCGTCATATAAATCATATCGACCCTTTGCCAGTTTTACCAACTGCCCCGTTTGTTTATTAGTTACGAACGGTATTGCAAAACATTCATATGGTAAATTATCCTTAAATCCAATTATAACATTCCATTTTATACTTTTTGATACTGTGGCATGTATCTCAACGTTGAGAGTTTTACTGCGTTTAGTTGCATCTCTATATTCATGTTTATGCTCAGATGGTGTAGAGTCTGATATAAGTACTCCACTACGACTACCATCTCTATATACTGTAATACCCTTAAGATTTCTATCGTGAGAATGCATATATATTTTACTAACTTCCTCTTCCGTAATATCGCTAGGTAAATTAATTGTACTAGATATACTATGTGATATATATCGTTGTATGATACTTTGTAATTCGACTCGGTTCACCCAATCAACTTCATTTGCAGTTGATCCGAAGTATGGAGATTTCATAAAATAATCTAGACGTGTTTTTTTATCCGACATCAACAAATCTATATCAGCTGGTTCATGTTTATACGCAACTTCAATCCATTTCCTAAACTTAGGATGAAGTACTGAAAACTCTTGCCAACTGTCACCATTTTGGTCAACGAAATCTATTTTTGTATTTTCAGATGGATTTATTTTCTTCCTGCGTGTATAGTATGGCTGGAATAATGGCTCAATTCCAGATGTAGCTTGGGCTAATATACTTAGCGATCCACAGGGTGCAACGGTTGACCACGAAACATTGCGTCGTCCGTATTCCATCATTCGTTTGCACTCTGTAGGGAATTCATTTAGCAGCATGTCGTAGAATTCATTACGACCACGTACTACCGTACCGGACAATTTCTGTGCTGTTTCAAATTCTAAATTGTAGTCATTATCTTTAAAAGTCCCCCTCAGTATCGATAGGTCTACTGTACAGTCAAGTTCCGATCTCATTTTCACTTTCATGAATCGCTCAGTAAACTCCAATGATTCCTCTGAGCCATATTTCATATTTAATGCGGCGAATACGTCACCCAACCCTGTAAAACCAAGTCCCGTGCGTCTGCTAGCCTTTGCAGTTGCTAATATTTTCCACCACAAATCAAGTTCCTGACGCTTCACTTCCTCGGGTTCTGGATCTGCTATAATTTTGTTTATAATTCTATTAACATGTTCAATCTCTAGATCAACTAAGTCATCCGATAATCGCATTGCCTCATAATTAATTTCATAGAACTTTTTATAGTCGAACTCGGCCGAGTCTGAAAATGGGTTAATAACAAAGGAAAACAAATTAACGGCGATCAATCTACACGAATCATATGCTTGCATTGCAATTTCCGAACAATCTACTGATAATATTGATTTATCTAGATACGATATATCATTTTGATATGGATTATTAATATTTTTTATTTGCATATTTTTCTTTCTTTTTAATATGTGTTAATATACGGCAACACTCTGTACTACATGTTTTTCTGTGTTTCGATTCATAATCTATAATGTTTGAACATATATGACAATGTATTGGATTCAATGAATAGTTATTTTTTAATTTTTCTCTCTTTTTTGCTTCTCGATCAATACACATTTTTTTATGATTAATTCTATACTGTTCATTTGATGCATATGCTAATTTCATTACTCTACTTTGATTTTTTCTATATACATCAATTGAGCATCTTTCTTTAGCTTTTTCTGAAATTAATTTTTTTGTTTTTTCGGAATGTTTTAATCCATACATTGGATTGTTTTTTCCAACCATGTTATCATGTGTAGTAATATATTCCTGTTTCCATTTCTTTAACCTCTGGTTGATATCAGGATGTTGTTTAAGTATATCATTAGAATTTGAAAATATAGTAAATTTAATCTTAATCTTTTTAAAATATTTAATAAATAATTCATATTTATCATCCATCTTAAACTCATTTGATTTGATTTCTATTATTTCAATTAATGAATTGTTGTTATCATACACAAATACATCTGGTTTATATGCATAATCTTTATAATAGAATATCTTATCTTCACATGAAATTCTAAAATTCGAATCAATTATTTTATCAAAATAATGTAAATATATAAATTCATGTGATGATCTAATAAATAAATCATTACCTCTAATATTTATATAACCTGAATATCCTCTACTATTATATTTTTCAATGAATTTCCTATTAACTGATCGTCTATTACTATTGGTATAAGACGAATTTATAAAATCAGTTTTATATATTTCCATTAATGGAGTATATTCATCCTTATTATAATTAGTACGTAATATCCAATATGATTCTGATAATCTGCTATTAGATGCGTTTATAAAATTAATTATTGTTTGTGCATTTGATTCATCTAATTCTTTAAAATTAAAATGATTAATTGCATTATCTATAAATTTATCAAACCCTCTTCTGAATTTGATTTTTGCTATATATTCTAGTTCATCTTTATTCATAATAATATCCTTATAATCATAATATACTATAAATATATAAGTTATGAAGTAAACATGCGCTTATTTGATTAAATCAATTCATGTTCCATTGTTAGGTTTTTTGCAAAGCATTGACCTAGATTTGTTTCTACTAAATCATATGGTTTATATTTAATTGTATCATTGATAATTATGTCATCGAATCTATATGTTTCTTCTCTATTCAATATTGAAAAGAAATTAAAATTAGGTATAGCTGTAATGTCATATACATCTTCTGTATATTCTAATTCAGTGACATTAATTATTGTAGCTATCCCTTCACCTGATATTACTTGTTTATCAATTGAGTCAATTCCTATTATTTCATTAAAATCAATATCATAAAATTTATGTTTTGCATTAACTAATAAATGTTCCCCATTATCGAATTCAATTTTAAATATTTTAGCATCCTTTTCGGTTAATAATACATCAGTTAATTTACTATTAGTAAATTTATTAAATTTATCAATAGTCACTATGGTTATATTTTCAGTTTTATTTTTTCCAAACAAATCATATAATGTTTTAATTTTCATCCACCCTAAATTTGTTAATAGTAATGTATTTCCAATAACGCAAGGATTTGTTCCAATTGCCCTATACTGCGAATACACACCATCTGGAGAATATTCTATCATCGTATCCCAAAACATTAAACCTGGTTCTGCTACACCATGCGCCGACTTAATTAGTTCATCCCAATATTCTTTTGCTCTTATTTTCTTAATTACACAAATTTTCTTAGGATCGTCAGATACTACATTCAGTAATACACCATATTCCAGTTGACTGGGGTCGGGATACGATATATCCACATCCGTATTGCATGGGAATCTAAGTAAGTAATCATCGTCGCGTTTTACTGCGTCCATGAATTCCCTATTTAATTTAATTGATATGTTTGCACCAGTTACCTGCGTCAAATCACGCTTAATTTTAATAAAATCCATTATGTCAGGATGGTTTATATCCATCGATACCATTAATGCACCACGTCTTCCATTCTGTGCTACTTCTCTAGTAGTGTTCGATAACCTGTGCATGAACGATACTGCACCTGTTGAAGTTTTAGCTGCGTTTGATGTACGTGTACCTTTTGGCCGCAATGTTGATATATCAGTACCCACTCCACCTCTCCGCTTCATAAGTTGTGCCATTTCTTGGTCTTTGATGAATATACCTCCATATGAGTCTATAATTTCACCTATTACGAAGCAATTAGAAAGACTACCGATGCGATCAGAACCCAGTTGTGACATTACGGATCCTTGTGGGATTATGTATTTAAAATCTTTAAATAGTTCGTATATTGAATCCTCAGAGTGCGGTGTTCTATTATAGCCATATGCCGATAATAAGTTTGGCATCAATGCATCGTCGTCTGCGCTAGTTACGTCTGGTTCGTATTGTATGTAATTCTGTTCAATCTTATAAAATTCACGAGCCATACGTCTGTGCATTTCGTCAGGACTATTTTCACTATCGAGTGCATATTTATTTTTCCAGACAGATACTGCCAATTCATCGCCATTGAAATAATCAATAAGTTCCATTATACTTTCCTATATTTTTTATGTGTATTATATTTATTTAAAAATAATAGGGGAGATGTTGTACCCCCCCTATTAAACTACTGATTCGTGAATTAATTTTTCTACACTAAATCCTCACACCGAACCCAATTGTCAACCCATAGTCTTTGTTTCCAACGAAATTGTAATATAATGAGGGTTCAACATATAGCCACTTTCCCATTAAACCTGTAACTCCGATGCGTGCCACTACATTATCTGTATTAGTATTTGTGTATTCTACTTGTCCGAATGCACGTGAATTAGCAAAGTCGTACGCATACAGTCTACCTATTAGACCCCAACTTTCAGTGGTTAGACTTCCACCCACAAAAATGTGGTCAGTTAAACCAAACACAACTGATGGATTTAATGTTACGTCTAGCAATTTAACATTAGCTAAATTGGAATTAACTCCCACTAAAAAATCAGACTTGTGCTGTGCAAATGTAGCTGTAATACTACACATTAAAATTGTTAAAAATAATAAACCTCGTTTCATACTTTAAATTAATTTTGTTAATAAATTTATAAAATTGTTAAATTTTCTTATTAAGACCTTGTACTTATAATTATGCATTTTCTATTAAAAACTTCACAATATTTCCATCGGTCCAGTTAGTAAATTCACCTTGGCCAAAGTGTATGTGAGTACCCGTAAAGGAATCAACACCGTTCACTATTCTATCGTCAATTAGGAAATCCCCATGCAATAGTCCTTTGTGGTGAGTTAATATTAATCTCTTCCATGCCCATTTGAACATTTTGTGTATATAGACTCGTTTGTCCATATAACTTTGTGGTACTGACCACATTGGTGAAGATGCAAAATATATATCATAATGTTTATGTAGTATATCAATTGATTCCTTTGCACCTTCAATTCTAGGTAAGTTCAAAAATATGTGTGGGTTGCATTGGCATATACTAGTAACAATCTCCTCTGCATCTGGTGAATCCCAGTCAACGTTACTATCGATACTGTTTATGCCTGCCACAAAGTCGCAGATCACCCCATCCATATCAATATACAATATTTTCTTCATACATACAATATACGTAATATTTTACACTTTACAAAATATATTAGGTTATTATAAGGTTAAACGAATAAACTATGGACCTTTTCTATTAATTCAGATATCGATCCGTCGTTTATAATTGTTACATCAACATTTTCATAGTTGTTTAACTCATTTTCACTTTCATGCTCATCGATATTATGAATTCTAGGATTGTACACTCGTATTAACTTTCCGCCGCGGCGTTTTATTTCTGCGCATTCATTTTCGAACCTAACATCTGGTATTATCCATTTACTACTAGCGTCGAATGTTGCAAACGTTGTATTTATCCAAATGTTTGGATGTACGATCTTTCTACCGCCATCTGTTCCAAATAGCTGTAATATCATCCTAGGAGTTAACATACGTAACGGTAAACTACTGCTTGTGCCTAAATACGGATGAATAGTAGTCGAAGTTCCTATCGTTTCCTCGTAACGCCACCATTCTTCTCCTAATGGAGTCTCTTTATATAATTCATCTTCGAGATCACTGACACTACAACCTGTTATTAAACTCACTATTTGTTTAAGTGCAGCTGCGAATGGTTTTATTTGCCACCCAGTACTGTTGCCCCACTCCTGATCATAAAAAATTTGTAATTGAGTGCGAAAGTCGTCTAATGCACTCTCATTTATTGGTATGTTATATGTATTGAATTCAATGAAACGTATTATGTCAGCTATAGTATTTTTACCATGTGACTTTTTTCCGAGTATTCCTATTAAGTTAGTATCATTTATCATTTTCCAGTATGTTTAGTTTCTTTTTTTTGATTTTTATTACTGCCCATGGATAACTCCAATGCACTAAAATCTACTACCTCATCTAGATGTTCGTTCTTGTTGACATCAACACGAGGTTCTAATTTAGGTTCTAATTCTGTATTAGCTGGTCGATCAATTGTAATGTATAGACTATTAGATGCATTGTCTGCGTTAAACTTTTTAATAAATGAATCGATTGCAGACTTATCCGAGTTAAAATATAATAAGTGCTTTGAGCATCTGTTTAATAATGCTTTATTACGCACATTCGAATGCGCTGGTATAAACACATTCATTGGATCGGGATCGATAGTTGTGTCGAATTCTCGCCTATGCCTAGTATCAACTCCTATATAAAATTTTCCAGATGTCGTTTCGGTTGTTTTGTATATAAACATAATATGTCCTTTTTTAATAATTAATGAAAAAATAAATAATAGCAACGTTAAAATAAATTATTATTCAATGTTTTATTGTCTTCGTTTAATTGTGATATTCTATGCCTTAGTGCTTCACGGTTATAATCATCATCAGACTGCATTTTTCTAGTTGTTGATTGCCCTGTGGATGAATATATATTGTGGATATTTATTAAACCACGTGATGTATCCATTTCGACTGGAAATGTCATACCGTCCGGACCCATTCTATTTTTCATAATGTGGGCACGTGCTGTATTTGTTACCTTATCCTGTATTTTTCTTGATATAGATAATCCAAAGTCAATTGGAAATATCTTAGAATATGCACCAGCTACTCCGTCACTTTCAATTATATCTTCCTTCGCTGCACCTTTATTACCCTGTGACGCGGTCCATATAGGTACTAAGTATTCACCCGCCATCCCCTTTAGTTCCTCGAACAATAATCCGATTGCGTCGTGTTTTTGTACTGTTGATGATATTGAGTATTTTAATAGTTCTGCATAATCTATAATTATAATATCAGGTGCATGTCCTGTCATTATTAGTTTATTTAGATGACCCTGTAATCCGATTAACGATACAGACTTCATTGGAAACCATTTAACTATCAAGTTTCCTGGTATCTTCTTTAGTGCAGACTGTACATTTTCTTTATTTGTATGCAGTTTATCCAATGGAATTCCAGTCAATATGGAGTCATACCTCAAACTTACATAACTTTCATCAAGTTCTAATGAATAGTGTAGTACATTTTTTCCTGCCCTTAGTGCTGCAGCGCCGAGATTCCCTAATAAAAACGATTTACCTGCACCGGTGCCCCCTACAATTACTCCTAGCTCACGCGGTGCTAGTCCACCTTTCATTAATTCGTCTATTACATCCCACCCAGTTGTTATCGGTACTCGTGCATCTATAGTATATCTTCGTTCAAAATCTTCGAAATACTCATATCCAATATCTAAATTCGTTCCAATTTTCAATGAATTGTTTATAGAAGTACCTATTTTTTCATATTGGCCCGATTGCAATAAATCTATAGATTCAATTAATGCATTTTTAATTTCTTGTCTTTTGCAAAAGTCAATTGTTGTATCCTTAATAAAATCTAAGTCAGTACTTTCCGATTGCTTAACTGCGTCCTTTAGTACTGATATTACTTCCATTTTCAATAATTCGTTGTTCAGCCCATCTACGTAGACCTTAAGAACATCGAACGTTGGTATTTTCTTTGCCTTCTTATAGTATTCAAGTATCCTATCGATAATATACTGAAACGACTCACTTTCAAAATATTCATTTTTAATTAAATCGTATGTACTACCAACAAATTCAGTATCAAGTAATAAACATGTTATTAATTTAACTTGAAAATTGTAACCATAATCAGAAATGTACTTATTTTTATCTGGCACGTGCGTATTATTTACCTATGAACATATTCAATTTTCTAAATGATGCTGTTAACCAGTCGTCTACATTTTTAAATGAATCGTATAGTAAATCTTCATAAAATAATTTTTTAAATTTAGGTATATTTAATTTTTCAATTTCAGCATCCATCACTGATCTAATATTAATACTTTGACGTGGGGAAATAACTACATTATTTAATTGCATTAGTTCTATATTTCTGTTTAGAATTAATTTATTTGATAGTATATTCGTATAGATCGTTAACGGTTTCTTTTTACCCGCTAATTCAACGTTTTCCTCGCATATGTGAAACAATGTATCCACATCCAGTACAGTATCACTAAATTGCGGGATCCTCTGTAATAACGTCTTTAAACCGATTCCTTTTATTCCAGGTATATTATCAGACGTATCACCTGTCAGTGCCCTGTATAATAAATAATTATCGGGCAATATTCCTAGTTCAGCTGCTAGTGTATCCGTTGTGTATAATTTTTTCTTGGTTGGACTCCATACTGTTATTTTATTGTTTAATAATTGTAAGAAGTCTCTATCACCAGATACTATTGCAATTTTATTCTCTGTATGTTCATAGTATTGTTTTGCTATGTACGCTATAGTATCGTCCCCTTCAATATTATCAATGCACACTACTGTAACAGGTAAATGATCCAAATATTCAATTATACGTTGAAATTGCTGTCTCATCGATTGTGATTCATCTACCAACCCTTCGAATTCTTGAAATCTATTAATAGATTTTTTCACAATTCTATTACCTTTATAGTCTGGATATATTTTTCTTCTATTTACCGACCCGCCGACTCCATCGAACACTATTATACACCTCGTGGGATTAAATTGCCGTATATTATATGCAAGTGATTTTAGGAATCCTAATACACCGCCAACGTGTAAACCGTTCTGATTTAAGGTAGGGACGGCTGCAAATACAGATATAAACTTAAAATTACCATCAATGAGTAATATATTATCATCCGCATTAACTTCTTGGACCTCAGTTCTAACCATGTTCAATGCCCCAAGAATTCTATTCTTTGTATCTATATCTACAGCCGCCATACTTATTTTAATAATTTAATGATTCTAAAAACGCCATACACAAATAATATTAACTATGTTCGGTTTCTCCGTCATTTTCGATTGAAATATCCTCCAGACTATATTCCCTACCGTCTTTATAATCCATAATTAACCTGTCGCAAATTGCATCATATAGAAATTCTTTAAGTTTTGGATTCGCTTCCATCCACCTGGTAAAATCCTTACTTTTGAATTTAAATATACCGTCTGCCTCTGTAAATTCTAATCCTGTGAACGGATCAACTATAGTACCTGTGTATTCCTTCAAAATACTCTTACCTAGTTCATCTGTGTCCCTAATACTATTATACCTCAGTATTAGACTCCATGTAGTACCCGATGTGACTAATTTATATTGTTTTAAAATGTCCAACCAGCTACCGTAATTATCAATTCCACTATCAAAATATATTTCGTATCCAACTACTCGTAATGGTGGTCCGAGTCTGTTCTTAACAACTGCAACCTTAGTTTTTATTCCAACCACTTGCTCAACTCCGTTAACTGGCGCTTTTATTTTACCTGCCGATGTTATACGTAATCTAACACTTGAGTGAAACGCTACTGCCTTTCCTCCACTAGTAATATACTTGTCTGGTGAAAATGGCATCGCTTGCAAATTAATCCTTAACTGATTCGTAAGAATTAATAATATGTTCTGTCGTGCAATTAAATTTGTAAGCTTTCGCATTGACTTTGATAATATAATAGCTTTGTCAGTATTATATCCATCTTTACCGTAATCTGCGTCTAGTTCCTTCTGAGTAGTTGCACCCATCAACGAGTCAACAACTATTGTAACAATTACATCAGAGTCTATACTTCTTACCTTTGCGATTGTCGATTCAATTGTTGAAAATATATCTTCAAGTGTTTCCAGTTGAATATATACTAATTTATTTATATCGACTCCTATCGCGTCCATGTACTCTCTACTGGCAGCTGCTTCTGTATCTATGTATATCGCCAGACCACCTTTTTCCTGCGTACTTTTTAGGGCATATGACGCTAGTAAAGATTTACCCGAATTGTGGTTTAACATACCATTACCGAAATAACATTCATCTGGATGTTCTACTGTAATATCTACTATTTCATGTAACCCAATGTTATCAATTGATACAACATTATAATAACTATCATCATCACATAAAATTTTATGTTTATTTATTATGATATCTTTAGTTTCTAGCCAACCTGCATCTGTAAAAAATTTGTGTTTTTCAGTAACTTTAATAGTTTTTTCATTATCTAATGTTACTTTAAATGTTTTTAATGTACCCTTATTAATAAAGTTAATTATAGGTGTGTATTCATTGTTAATTGTTTTAACTTTAACTGTTTTACCTTCTTTTAATAATTGTTCTACTTCTCCTATTGTTATTTTCATTTTATTATTTTATTTATAATATTTTCTTAATCTAAGTATTTCGTTTTCTGATTGCATTATTATTGTTTTCTTATCAATTAAATCCATAATATAATCTAAAGTAATATATGTTATATCATATGTGTCTTCTGTAATATACATGCAATTTAATTTAAATTTTTTACAATATTTTGTTAGTGCTTCGAATTTTGCTATATTTTGTTTCCAACTAATTTTGATATTAGGTTTTATTTCACATATCGTATCGCCCATTACAATATCTTGAAAATAATTTCTTGTATTACCTTCAAATTGATATTTAACAATGTGTTTAGATAATTTAAAATCTATATTATGATCTTGCAAGTAAATATAAATTAGCATTTCTAAAGAACTCCTAAAATGTATCTTTTCACCATTTTTTAGAAACCACCCTTTAATACCATTACCTGCCTTTATACTAGGTTCCTTACCATACATTATGTTATCTTTACCTGGTAAAAATCCGTTTGGATGTTTTTTCAACATGCCAAATTTCGAACGCAATTGATTCCAAATGATATCTCCACTATGTTTAAATTTTTTATGAAATTTATCTCTACATATACCATCATACCCATTGTTTTGGATATAATTTTGGTATTCTATACCCATTTCATCTGTAACGGTTGTAAAAACTTTCCGAATGATGATGCCATGTTTTTTATTACTTGCATTTGCCTTTACTAAATTTATATTTGCCTGCTTGATTCTCCATAATGATATATTTTGTTTGATTATATTATTTATATTTAAATACTCAATAATTCTATTTGCAAAATCAATGCATATATTATATTTTTGAATTAAGTCATTCACAATTGCACCGTTATTAATATCTTCAATGAATTCACCCTTATGAATTAATAAAAAATCATTAATTTTTTTATCATATTTTTCCTTAGCTATCTTTATTAACTGTGATGATTTGTATTTTTTATTATTTTCAGATAATTCCATGGATAAATTCAAATCTTCTGCAATTCTATTTAATAATCTATTACTAATATCTATTTCCTTTGTGATTGCAGTAAATCCCAATCCATCTAATATATATTTTTTAATGTCATTTGAATACTTATTATATTTTTCATTATGTACATGTTTGTTTTTTTCAATCATTTTGGCATTTGCCAATTTAATTGTATATCTATTAGTATTTGATCTAAGTTTTTTCTTATATTCTACATTTAAATATTTGTAACATTGTTCGCTAGTTAAATTAAATTTAGTGTATATATCATACACATTCGCGCCAGAGTTGATCTCTTCTTGTATTTTATTATAGTCCAGGTTTTCCATTAGTATCCATTGGTATTTATAATATATATACCTGGACTATAATTGTTATTCAATTATTACATCAATTATGGTATCCCTAGTAACACACGCCTCTAATCCCGTAAGTTCAACTATTTTACCAACTGGAAACCCTCCCGATTTCCTATTACTTATTGCCAGATCCAAAAGATCACTCCCCGTACCAATCCAATGTTTAACATCGCCCGCATTGTCGTTTGCTAAAAAAAATGCAACCTTATCAGTATTATGTTTGAATGTGGTATTAAGGGAGGTAATCAATTCTCCAGCTAAGTCATTAACGACTTTCGTCGCTACTTTCTTCGCCATACATTACTATTTATTAAAAATGTCGTTAAATGCGTTTTCAATGTCGGCCACTGCCGTCTCTTTCTTTGTAGTTGGTTTGGTTTTTGTCTTTTTTACTTCTACGGTAGGTTCAGTTTCTGCATCCAATGCACGAAGTTCATCTAGAAATGAGTTATCTGATGCTGCAGATTCCTTACTAGTTGCATTACTCTCGATAGGAGTACTTGGTTCAACTGCATCCGTAGTAGACTCACTGTCTGTACGATTACTACTGTCCGTTGTTTCTACATTATTCATGTAGTTATTCAGCATAGTAGTTAATTCATCGTATGTTGGTGTTTCCCAAATGTCATCGAAGTTTGGCATATCCTTAATTAATTCGACTACTGCTGGATCTGTTGTTGCAGGTGATGAATTTCGCTTCACCCTAAATGTAGTTTTCGCATAACCGTCTTTTGGTAATACTACCGTTACTGTAATATCTGATCCCGCTTGTAGGTCAGATATATCCCCATAATCTGGGTCATCCATAGTCTTTAAAAGTTCTGTGAATACTGTACTTGAGAATCCCCAAAATTTAACACCTTCACTTTCAGCTCCTCGTACGAGTACGGGTAAGTACACTCTCTGTCTAGGCATTAGTTTTGCACCAGCTATCCAATCTTCTTTTGTTCCAATTGATTTTAATTTTTGTGCAACTTCTACTATTGGATCTGGTAGTGATTTATTAATAGGAGAATATACTGTGTACTTAACTAAATCGAAATAAAAATACCGTTCAATGAACGAGTACTCTTTATCGAATTTGTACGGCAGTATTCTTAATACTGTATCACCTGCTGGTAATTTTAATAGATGCTTGCTTCTGTCTGTTTTACTGGCACTGGTTTGAATGTTTGCCAGTCTTTCTCTAATTTTTGATAAATCCATTTTTTTACTTTTTTTTAATTGTCTGTTTGTTAATTTTAATTTAATTGTCTGTTAATTGTCTGTTTACTAATTTTAATTTTTTTACTTTCTCATGTTCCATTTTTTTAAGTTATTTAATATATTCCATTCGGTTGAATTCAATATCAAGTTTCTTTAAACTACCTTGTTTAATAATTATTAATTTATTTGCAAAGATGTCCCAATCAACCTTATATGATTCGTCATGTACTCCATTATTCACTAGTTTAATTAATTCGTTTAGTGCATTAATAGTATATAATGTGTTCGTATCACTCTTTCGATGTATTTTTATTGTATTATACGTTAATTCATAATCACCTGGAATGCTATATACACATATCGTATTATATTTATCATTATATAAATTGTATATCGCTATTCTATTATTGTTAATTGCATATGATTTACTGATGTAGTCAATTACAAGTTCTAAATCAACACAATGCAAAAATGTACATAGTATAACATTACCCAATATCTTCTCCTATTAATCAAATATAGTATAACTTAGTGAAATCGCACCACTACTAACTGATATCCTACTGTCTATTACATTATATGGTATATTCAATATATCTGTCTCACTAGGTATTTTATGCACGAAAATATCACTAATATCGTTCTTATTAATATTTATTACATATCCACCGAAACCTGGTTTTATTTTTAATTTATTACTAATCAATTTTAGAAAAATAAGTCTAGTTATTTCCTTAGGGTCAGAGTTTAACGAGGTTCCTAACTGTGATTCGATTCTGCGTACTATTGATTTAATTGATTTATAGAATGAATACGTATTGAGTATTGTAGAAACTTCTTTACTAAATAATACCGAATATATTTTTTTAAAACTATCTACTCCTTCCGTCAGTGATTTTGTTGTCATGTTTATCTCTGACAAGAATTTATAACCTGGTACATTTGCTGAAAATGTATTAATTATACCGAATAGATCATTAATTAATTGCCGTGATTCTAGATCTTCCTTAAATTTACCTAATGTAATTTGAGCTGAGTGTGACTTATACGCCTTAACTTCTGCATACTTTCCATCAATCTGTAAGTCGGGTTTCGACGAACCTCTATTGTCCACACACCTTATTTTATTCTCTTTATTGAAATTAAATAGCCAAAATAAAGATAATTCACCATTACCTATTCCTTTGTCTGGTGTAATTGTGAATAGTGTTTCAAATGGTTTAATGTCATCGGGATGTAAACGTAAGTTACCAGCTGCGAGGTTATAACTACCCTGTACAATAGGAACGTCTCCGCCCTTAAATGCACGTTGTATATATGCAGAATACGAAGTTGCCGTTTCAAATAAAGTATGCGGGTTTGGTAATGCCGCCAGTAACGCTTTGAACACTTCGTTTTCGTTGATTATGTTACCAACTATTCTATTTATTAATTTTGTCATTTATATTATAATTTTGATTATACCTTTATTAATAAGTATGCCATTATTTAGCTTCTCATGTTTAGGGTTTGATGTAAATTTATTAATATTTTCGGTTACATTTATAATGTCAACAGAACTATTATTCACCTTAGCAATATACGCAATTCCATGTAGTTTGGACTTAATTAAATTATTTATACGCTGTATTACTTCCTCTGAATATACACCGCTATTACTCATATTATTTATATCATGTTCTGAGTCAGATTCAACTGCTCCAATGGTTATAGCATCTTCTGTTGCAACGTAACCCGATAAGTGTTCACTTATATATATAGTGTCGTTAACTTCGTCAGGGGATATATTTGTTATTCTACTGTTAAATATAATTGCTATAAATAGTATCTGTGCAATTCGCCTATCTAGTGTCGCTAACATATAACTTAGTAATAACCCTTCGTATTTACTTAACTGGCATGTACCATACAACCAATCTCGCGCAGTTCCACTATTTAATAAACCCACAACTTCTTGGAATGAATCTTCACTGCTCGATATTACTTTAATAAACAGATCTTCCAGTCCATTGATTTCTATATTATCAGATAGATAATTGTCCCTTATATATGTAATGAACGACTTAACGTCACTTACTATTGGTGCAGATTTTGCACGAAATCGAGTATCTGGTTCCTCGCTCCCTTCGGGTGGTTCCTCGCCACTTTTTTCGGGTGATTTAATTTGGTCTTTTTCTTTATCATTAAA